GTAACCTTTGGAGAGATGAGCAGTACCATTGACCAATTTGCAAAGGATGCCATTGAGAAATTTGGCCTCTCAGAGTTGGCGGCCAAGCAATACACATCCACAATGGGTGCCATGCTGAAAAGTATGGGATTCACCGGGCAGGCAGTATCAGATATGAGTATGGAGCTGGCAGGCCTGGCAGGAGATATGGCATCATTCTATAACCTGGAGGCGGATGAGGCATTTGCCAAAATCAGGGCCGGCATATCAGGAGAAACAGAACCACTGAAACAGTTGGGAATCAATCTCTCTGTGGCCAATTTGGAGCAGTTTGCTCTAACCCAGGGTATAAATAAAAGCTATAACGCAATGACACAGCAGGAGCAGGCACTCCTGAGGTATAACTATTTGCTCTCTGTCACGAGTGATGCACAAGGAGATTTTGCAAGAACATCTGACAGTTGGGCCAACCAAACAAAAATACTGGCCATGAGGTTTGATTCATTAAAGGCAAGCATTGGCCAGGGCCTTATCAATGTATTCACACCGGTGATCAAAGTGCTCAATACACTGATTGCAAAGCTCCAGGTGGCAGCAGATGCATTCAAGAGATTCACCGAGATTATAACCGGCAGAAAATCAGAGAGTGCGAGCTCCTCTGTGGGTAATATAGCAACCGGATTGGATACAGCAACAAACAATGCAAACTCACTCACTGGAGCCACAAAGGCAGCAGGAGGCAGTGCCAAGAAAGCAGCCGAGGCATACAGTGGCCTGGGAGGATTTGATGAGATCAACAGCCTTTCAAAGAATACAGATTCCGGAGGCGGTGGAGGCATTGGATCTGATATAGGCATTGGTGAAGAGGTTACAAGTGCAGCAGAGGAAACAGATACACAGCTCAACCCTGTGCTCCAGGCGGTAATTGATAAGCTGAAAGAGCTGAGGGATATTTTCAAGGATGGATTCAAAGCAGGCCTGGGAGATGTAACCCTGGAACCACTAAAGAAAGCCATCAAAGGCATCAAAGAGAGCCTGGTGGAGATATTCACAGCACCGGAAGTGTTAGGGGCAGCAGATACATGGCTGAATAGAGTGACCTATGCAGCAGGACAAATCACCGGAGCAGTTGCGAGTATTGGAATCACAGTGGCAACCAACCTGGTGGGTGGAATAGATAAATATTTAGAGCAGAATACCGGAAGAATTCAGCAGTTTCTCATCAATATGTTTGACATAACCGGAGATATTGCGGAGATCCAAGGGAATTTTGCTCAGGCGGCGGCCAATATCTTCTCTGTATTTGGAGGAGAAAATGGGCAGCAGGTAACAGCAAACCTGATTGGAATATTTGCAAATGCATATATGGGTGTATATGAGCTCATGGGAAAAGCAGGCAGAGATATCCTGGATGTGTTCACAAGGCCATTCATTGACAATCAGGAGGCTATAAAAACAGCACTGGATGATACCCTGGCCATCATTTCAGAGCAGTTGGGAATTATTAAGCAGGTGATTGATGATTCCTTTGCAGGGGCAAACAGTGTATATGATGAACACCTGAAACCAATGTTTGATGCATTGGCAGAGGGATTGAGCTCCATCTGTGGAACTATCACAGAGGCATATCAGCAGTATATCTTGCCGGTAATTGAGGGGCTCACAGAGAAATTCAGAACATTTGCCAATGAGCATTTGCAGCCTATGATTGATAAGGGCCTGGAGCTCATTGCAAAGATAGCAGATGCAATCACAGTGATTTGGAATACAGTGCTCCTGCCATTTATAAATTGGTTTATTCAGACAGTGGCACCGAAAGTGGCAGCCGCAATGGATACCATAGGCACAATATTCCTGAATGTATATGCAATCATCTCTGAGGTGATTGGAGGTGTATTTGATGCACTGGGAGGCCTGATTGATTTCATAGTGGGTGTATTCACTGGAGATTGGAGCATGGCCTGGGAGGGCATAAAATCATTCTTTGGAGGCATTTGGGATGCAATCCTGGCCATTGTGCAGGGTGTATGGAGTGCAATCACAACAGTGGTGAGCACAGCAATATCCATAGTGAGCTCTGTTATCAGCACAGTGCTGAATACCATCAAAACAGTATTCAGTACGATTTTCACAGCAATCAAAACCACAGTTGTGACAATATTCAATGCCATCAAAACAACCATCAACACAGTGCTCACAGCAGTGAAAACCGGTATAAATACAGCCCTGAATAATATCAAAACGATTTTCAGCACTGTATTCACAAGCATCAAAACCACAGTTGTGACCATTTTCAACTCCATTTGGAGCACCATCAAAGGTGTGATCAACTCCATCATTGGAGGAGTGGAGGGCATGGCCAATGCAGTGGTAAATGGTATCAATACAGTGATTAAGGCAATGAACAACCTGAGCTTTGATATCCCGGATTGGGTGCCTGGCATGGGTGGCAAAACCTTTGGATTCAACATACCGACACTGAGCACAGTATCCCTGCCTAGATTGGCAACCGGTGGTATTGTAGATGGAGCAACTCCTCTGATTGCAGGAGAGGCCGGAAAAGAGGCAATTCTGCCATTAGAGAACAACACTGGCTGGATGGATAGCCTGGCATCAAGAATGGGAGAGATTATCTCTGTGAATATTATGGGCGCCCTGGAGAACATCAGCAATGCTGGCCAGGAAATGATTGTTAAAACCTATGTAACATTGAACGGAAAAACACTTGTGGAACAAACTGACAGATACAGAGGCCGCCAGGGTTATTCAATGACACCAAAGCCGGCCGCAACATAAGGAGGGAGAGAACATGGCAGCAAAATATACCAATATGCTGATTGTTGAGGGAGTGTGTCTCCCGGATCCCTCTGAAATGACACAATCAGATTATGATCTTTCAGATTCTGAGAGAAATGCCAGGGGGAAAATGGTGGCTCAGATCATCAGAGAGGATATTCACAAAATAGAGTGCAAATGGGCCAAATTGAGGCCTGAGGAATATGCAGTGATCCGGAATGCAATCAAAAAGAAATTCTCACTGAATGTCACATACTATGTGGCAGATTTGGGCACCAGGGCAACCCTGGAGATGTATGTAGGAGATCGAAAAACACCGGTATACACCTATGAGAATGGGAAACCGGTGTATAAGAATTTTTCAGTGAACTTTATTGAGATGTAAAGAGGTGGCAGCATGCAGTATGTAAGCACAGAATATAAGGAATCAATGAAAAGATCCCGGAGAAACAAATCCTTTATGAGATTGAGCATGGGCCTTGTAAATCAGGAGGCCCAGCAGAGTGCTGAGATACAGAATGATGGCTTTGCACCTTTTTCAAACCTGAAAGCTCCTATTGATGGAGATACAGTGGCAAAGTATTATGCAACCTATGAACAAAATTGGAACTCCCTGGATGGATCGGTGTACTTTCTGCCCAGGGATGGATCCAATTTATTCAATCAGGCAGCAGTAACAGAGGCCCTGATTGAGGAGCAGCCAGCAATATGTATCAATTTCAACACAGATGATCCGGTGAGTTTAAAGGGCATCACATTGAAGTTTGGCAAATCGTGGCCATTAGAATTCACGATAGAAACAGATAACAAATCAGTGGATTTGGAGAATAATTCACAGAACTTTTCAACAGAGGAGCCATTTGATGATATCACCTATCTGAAAATCATTGCCAAAACCATGAGCAGAGGAAACACCAGGCTCAGAATTGAGGAGATAACCTGCGGAATAGGATTGGAATTTGATGATAAGAAGATCATAAAAGCCAACCTGAAAGGCAGCATCTCACCAATAGCAGAGGCATTGCCAACCATTGATTTTTCAGTAACCATTGAGAATATGGATAAATATTACAATGTGGATAATGAGGGTAGTGCAATCAACTATGTGGAAACTGGCCAGGAGCTCAGGGTGTATTGGGGATATCAGTTGGATAATGGCACAGTGGAGTGGTTCAAAGGAGCCACACTATACATGCAGGAATGGAGTGCAGATGATACCACAGCAACCTTTGGTGCAGTAGATAAGTTTGAATATATGGATGATGAGTACAAAAAGGGAGAATACCGGCCTGAGGGCATCTCACTGTATGATTTGGCGGTGGATGTATTTGAGGATGCAGGAATTGGCCCGGATGAGTATTGGGTGGATCCGTATCTGAAAAATATCAGGGTAAACAATCCGCTCCCGGCAGTAGCTCATAAAGAGTGTTTGCAGCTCATTGCAAATGCCGGCAGGAGTGTTCTGATGCAGAACAGAGATGGAATCCTGATGATAAAATCATCCTTTGTACCGGAAGTGCAGGCAAGTGCCAATGCAGAAACGGAATACAGTGATGCATCCGGATTGCTGACCAATGAGGAGAGCAAAGAATATGCATCCTATGAGCAGGAATATGCAAAAACCAACCGGCAGCAGTATTTTATCCCAAGAGATGCAGAAAAATGTTTCAAATGCGGATTTATCAGCCGGGCCCAGGCAGATACAGAGGGCTATTTTGAAGAGAATCCAATCATCACTCTATCCATGGAAACTGCATACACATTCCACAACATGATTCTGTATTTTGGATCAGTGCAGCCAAAGGCATTCACCATGAGAACATACAACAATGGAATCAAGGTGGGCACATTCAAGAGCAGAGGAATCACAGCAGCAACCATGGTGAGCTATGATTTTGTTGATATTGACAAAATCGAGATAGAATTCACCAAAGCGGATCCATACAACAGAATTCACCTGATGAGGGTAGAATTTGGAGAGGCCACAGATTACTCACTCACCTATGATGATTTGATTGAATCACCAAAAGGCACCAGGCTGGAAAAGGTGAAAGAGATGAGAGTGGTGAGAACCATATACACAAAAGGCACTGAGCTGAAAGATATCACCCAGGAGGAGATTATGACACCGACAGAGGCCACAGAATATGAATTCAGTTTTGCCAATGCAGTGCATGATCTCACAGTGGTATGCCTGCAAGATGATGCAGAGATTGAAGTTGGTGCAGAAATTGTGGAGCAGAGGAGCTATTGGTGCAAGGTAAGAATTGCCAACCCTCCGGCAGTACCACAGAATGTATTGCTGACCATCCGGGGATATGAGTATGGAATCTCCACAGCAACCAAGAGTGCAAGGCTCAACAACAATGGAAAGATTCAAACATGGGATAACCCGTTGATAAGCTCAGAAGAGGATGCACAGAACCTGGTGGAATGGGTTGGAAACTATTATGCATCCGGAAACGAGTATGAGCTCAAATTCAGAGGTGATCCGGCATTAGATTATAATGATCTGATTTACCTGGAGAGCCTATTTGTTGAGAATTTGATGGTGAGGCTGGAAGAGATAGAAACCTCATATGAGGGATATATCAGTGGATCCATCACAGCAAGGAGGGAGAACTGATGTGGCAGACACCAAAAACGGATTGGAAATGGGCAGGAGAAGATGTAGGAGATTTTTTTGAGTGCTCAGATTACAACAGAATAAAGGGCAACATTGAACACCTGGCAGAGATGGCCAAGGCATTATATCAGCCATTCACCATTGAGGATATGGGCCAGGATAAAACAGAAAAAGATTACCCATATGCAGATGAGATCAATTTGCTGGCAGATAACCTGGAGCAGATTGTGGCCAACACCTATCCGGTGGAAATTGGCCAAAAAACAGTATATGAGGATAATGGAAAATTTATAGGGCATGAGGATCTAAACAGAATAGAATCCGCATGCCTTGTTATTTACAACAACATCAACCGAATAATGGCCAGCAGATACCGGTTGGCATTCAGATTTGGAGCAAGGAGGGAAATGTTTTGATTGTATTACCTACAAATGCAAAAGATGATGATTTTGAGGGCAAGAGGAAATGGGCACAATCTGTGAATGATGATGGCAGTGTGAGTATGGAAGATGTGACAGAGTACAAAACCAAAGGCACCGAATTTGGAGCCCTGGAAATGAACAACATCAATGCAGCAATCATGGGATTCACCACAAGTGATGTGGATTTCAGAGATGATGGCAGCATTGTGGAAACAGATGCCTATGGAAAACAGAAAAAAACCACATTCTCCAAAGGAGAGGGTGGAGAAACAATCATCCAGGAAACACTGCATGAGGCAGATGGATCCATGATTGGAAGTAAAACAACAACCATCAGTGCAGATGGGAAAAAGATTAAGGAGGTAGCAGCAATATGAGTTGGGGAGAGGCTAAATACATAATTGATAATGTGCATGCAGGCATTGCTCCTGATAATATGCAGGCATTCACAGCCCAGGTGGGAGATGGAAAGGCCATCATCAAATTCAAAGAGCCAAAGGATACAAAGATTCAGAATCCGGAAACCGGAGAAAATCAAACCATGGTATCTGTTAAGGGAGAAAAAATTGTGATGAAACAAGGCACAAATCGCATTGAGAATAAAAA